CTTGCTGAGGCTCTTCATACAGAAGCGGTGCCGGATCCGTTTTTTGACCCGGACTACATGGATCCACTTGCTGAGGCTCTTCCTGAATATCATACACCTTTCGCTGATGAGGCTCTTCCTGAATATCATACAGGATCGGTTGCGGATCCAAGTTTTGCTCTTAATGATTTGAGAGAAATTTTCAATATTAAACCTGGTATTGATATATCGAAGGCTCTTAATGTTTCTGGTGGCCAGGCTGTCATGATGGGCCTGGAGGCTGGCCTCATGAAAGCCGGTGGACTCAAAGAGAGAGAAATTGCTGAAAAACTGGCTATTAAGTTTGGTGTCACTCAGGCGGTAAAGACTGCTGGAATAGGTGGTTTAGCTCCTGGAGTTAGCGCCCTGGTAATGGATTTAATTCAGAATAAGGGTAATTTATCGAAAGGTGGTATCAAGTCGGCAGGTACGGCGATAGCTGGTGAAGCGATAAAGGGAGCTTTGATACAAGGTGGAATGGGTACTATGGCCGCTACTGCGGCAGGCGCACTGCCGGGTGCAGTTATTGCAGCTATTAAAATTCGCACAGCTAACAAAAGAAATCTTGAAGCCAGGCAAGTTGCCGAACAGCGTCAATTCGCCATGCCCGTTGAGAAAATATTTGACTCCATTACGCTAGGTGCGAATAACGCCCTTCTTGTCAGTAATCAAGAGTTCGCGGCCATTCGGAAATCCGTTGGGATTTCCGACCCGATAGGTATTCCGGGCAGTCATGCTGGAGCAATAGCAAGCGGAGCAGGAAGCTCGTTCCTGAAAAAGTACCCCAAGCTGCTGGATATCTCTGGAATGAGCGATATGGATGATGTGAAAGGAAACGCTGTACGTCAGGCCGGAAAACTAGCAACGCTTACAAGGATTCCTGGCGTAGGTTCCGCTTGGGATGATTACTACGACGGGAAGATCACATATGATAAATTCAAGACAAGGTCTCAGAAGGCTCTCGCCGAATACAAGAGCTCCCCTGCTTACAGGAATGAGATTGGGAAATTAACTGCGAGGGCGAATGCACTGAAGACCATTGCCAGTTTCAGGGACGAGCAATCGGACCCAGACACTGGGGCAGATCAGCGTCTTACGAATGAAGCCCAGAAGGCACAGGCGAGTCTCGACGCTAGTGCGGAGCCCGAGATACGGAAAGCCCTTAAACTAGACAATCCGGGTGCAGGGGTATTTGGCGACAACACGCCCGAAGCGAGAGACTACAAGGCTAAACTGGGTCGAGACTTGGCCGCTATCGAACTCAGGAGAATACAAGAAAAGATCAGGAAGAGACGTCTCGAAGATGACGAAGACTATTCTCCTGATTTACAGAGACAGCTAAGGCGTGCCCTTCAAGGATCAATGACCGACCGGGAGTGGGACGAATATAATGATCCAGGGGACTGATAGGAGATGACGGCTGATATTCATGCCTTAATTTGTATTGATCTGGTATGTTTATGATTCAGGAAGATTGCCAGTACGAAACAAGCGGATGAGATTAAATGTATATAATGCCAAAGAATCCCAATAAATTCTCTGAAGGTCAGCTGTTTGAGTGGGAAGACTTGTGCGAAGATGTAGAAGTTCTCGATAAAAATTATATAGCTAAGACTAAATTTCTTGGTTATGTAAAACACATGTGGCCAGATTTCATAGAAAGCAAACATCATGAAATCATGGCCGATAAGTTTGATCGTATTGTATCTGGTAAATTAAAGAGACTCATAATCAATATGCCGCCTCGTCACACTAAGTCTGAATTTGCTTCTGTATTTCTTCCGAGCTTCTTCATAGGACACAATCCAAAAGCAAAACTCATGGAAGCAACACATACATCCACTCTTGCTATTGGTTTCGGTCGTCGTGTTCGAGATATCATTCGCTCAATGGAGTACCGGGAATTATTTCCTGGCACTTCCATGTCGGCTGACTCCACTGCTGGTGGTTTGTGGCATACATCGCAAGGTGGTTCCTATAAAGCATGTAGTGTCATGTCGAATATTGCTGGATTTGGCGCAGATCTCTTTGTCGTTGATGACCCACATTCAGAAAAGCATGCCTTTTCTCCGCAAACTCTCGACGATCACTACGAATGGTATCAAAAGGGACCAATTCAGCGCCTTCAACCCGGTGCGGCCATCGTTATCGTCATGACGAGGTGGGGAAAACGTGATTTAACGGCCAGGGTACTTGATAGAATGCTTGAGCAGTACGCAGATAAGTGGGAAATTGTGAAATTGCCAGCTGTTTTGCCTTCTGGCCGTCTTCTTTGGCCTGGATGGTTCAGCGAAGATGAGGTTCGGACAAAGAAAGCCGAATTGACAACGTCAATGTGGAACGCGCAGTACATGCAAGACCCAACATCGGAAGAAGGGGCTCTCATAAAGCGTGAATGGTGGAAAAGATGGGAAGATGGGGCGATACCACGTATTCAGTACACTTTACAGTCTTACGATACAGCATATTTATCCAACGAGAGCGCTGATTATTCCGCGATTACCACATGGGGTATATTCAAGCCTGTAGAAGACAGCGATGAGGTCGCATTGATCCTCATGGACGCAAAAAAGGGGCGATGGGAGTTTCCTGATCTTAAGAGAATTGCAGCCGAGGAGTACAATTACTGGAAACCTGACATCGTTATCATAGAGAACAAGGCATCCGGCGCTCCTCTTACACAGGAGCTTCGTATGTCGAATATACCAGTAATGAATTTCAATCCAGCCCGTGGCAGGGACAAGGTGGCTCGCGTAAATGCGGTTTCACCTATATTTGAGTCTGGAATGGTCTGGGCACCAGACAAAATATTCGCAGATGAGGTTATTGAAGAATGTGCTGAGTTTCCGTATGGAGAATATGATGACTATGTTGACAGCATGACTCAAGCTGTGCTTCGATTCCGTCAGGGTGGGTTTATACAACATCCAGAGGACGAGGATGCTATTCCCGCCATGTCGAAAAGAGCTAGGGAGTATTATTGATGGCTGTCGAGCCTGCTTTTACAGCTGAATCATTCCAACAGGAAGAGCAACTCCCCTACGGGGAGGGTGTTGAATATGTAGATCTTCCTGATGGTGAAGATATAGAAATAGAAATCAGTGAAGACGAAGATGTGGACATGGAGGCCATGGAGAACGTCATGGGAGAGGTTCGTGACGTTCCATTTAATTCAAATTTAGCGGAAGCAATGTCCGAGACTGAGCTAAATGTTTTAGCGAAAGATCTTATTTCAGATATTGATATGGACTTATCTTCCAGGAAAGATTGGGAGGATACCTTGAAACGTGGACTTCGTTTCCTTGGTACTGGATACGAAGAAAGGACACAACCGTTCAGAGGCGCTTCAGGTGTAATACATCCACTTCTCGCTGAGTCTATAGTTCAATTTCAGGCGCATGCCTATTCAGAAACATTTCCTGCTAGTGGTCCAGCCAGGACTCAGGTAGTTGGTAGTCAAACTCCTGAAGCCATTCAGCAGGCAGAGCGTGTAAAGAATCATCTTAATTATGAAATTATAGAAGACATTGAAGATTATGAAGAAGAGCAGGATGACCTTCTTTTCAATCTTCCTTTGAATGGGTCTGCTTTCAAGAAGATTTATTGGGATGATGATTTTGGCAGGCCATCTTCAAAGTTTGTAAGAGCAGAAGATATTATAGTCCCGTATACAGCGAAGTCTATTGAAACATGTGATCGTGTGACACACAGAACCACCATGTCCGTAGGTTCCATGAGATTGGCAACTCTTTCTGGGTTTTATCAGGATATAGATTTATCAGAACCCGTAGCAGAGCAAGTAACACCCATGTCTGAAGAGCGAGGTAAGGTAGCAGGCACTGAAGTATCGATGGATCGTGATGAATATACTCTTTACGAAATTCATACGCGAATGGAATTGACTGGGTTCGAGCAGCTCGATGAAGATGGTGAATCTACAGGTATTCAAAGTCATTACATTATTACAATAGAAAAAGATTCTCAGAAAATTTTATCCATATACAGGAACTGGAAAGAGGACGATGACCTCGCAAGGAAAATACAATGGTTTGTTGCATATAAATTCTTGCCTGGTCTTGGATTCTATGGCTTTGGCCTTACTCATTTAATTGGAAATCTGGGTCGAGCTGCTACTGGAATTTTAAGACAGCTCATTGATGCTGGCACATTTGCGAATCTACCAGGTGGATTCAAAGTGAAGGGGCTCAGGACTCCTGACCAGGATGAGCCTGTCAGGCCTGGAGAGTGGCGAGATATCGATGTTCCGGGTGGAAATATCTCACAATCTATTATTCCTCTTCCATACAAAGAACCTTCGGCAACATTGTTTCAGCTTATGGGGTATCTCGTTGAGGCTGGTCAGCGCTTTCATTCCGTTAATCTTGAGAAGGTTGCTGATTCTAATCAGCAGGCACCTGTTGGCACGACTATGGCGCTTCTTGAACATGGTATGCGTGTCATGGGTGCTGTATTTAAAAGGCTTCATAGAAGTCAGAAGAAAGAGCTTAGAATTCTAGCCAGGATTATATCCGAGAATCAGACAGAATATCCATACGAAGTGGAAGGACTTGACCCAAAAATTTTAGTTGAGGACTTCAGTTCGAAGGTCGATATTCTTCCCGTGTCTGATCCGAATATTTTTAGTATGACACAAAGAATTTCCATGGCTCAAACAGAACTTCAAATGGTTACATCGGATCCGGAGCTTCATGGAAGGAAAGGGAAACATGAAGCGTATCGAAGAATGTACGCATCGATAGGTGTCCATGATATCAGCTCTATTCTTCCTCCAATGGAAGAGTCTGAGCCAATGGATCCAGCTGCTGAGATATCAGAAGCCATGACAGGTGAACCGCTTCAAGCTTTTGTTGGTCAAGATCACGATGTTCATGTTGATGCTCATATATCTAGTATGCAGCTTCCTTCCATGGTTAACCCTGTAGTAATGCTCGCTATAGAATCTCATATTTTTGAGCATTTTTCATTGAAGGCAAAAGAAATTGCTGAAAATAAATTCTCTAGTGAGATACAGCAAATGAGTTCTTCTCCGGTTGATCCAGGAATACAAGAGAAATTTAACAATTCGATTAGAGCTGAAGCTGACAAGATTGCTAGAACTCTTGTTAATGGGTATGCGAAGATGAGTGCCGAGAGGGCTGGTCAAGACGAAGATCCACAGAAGGCCCTTATTAAAATAAGGCAGCAGGAACTTGCACTCCAGTCACAGAAAATGCAAATGGATGCCAAGGGTAAGGATGAAATGATAAATCAGGGTGATCGTAGGACTAGCTCTTCTGAGAAACTTGGTTTTGCAAGGATAGAACAGGCTGATCGCAGTACATCTTCAAGGGAGCAAATAGCTGAAGAAAACAGGCAATCTCAGGAAGAGATTGCCGATGAAAGGAACTTAACTTCACTTGAGTCATCGCAAATACGCGCTGACAGTTTCAAAGGGAGAGAGTAATGGTTAATAAGTATAATACTCCAGGATTTGTGAACGGAAAGAATCCTAACAAGGTCAAGAGAGTGAAGGGTGGCCCTGTTCAGAGCTTCGATAGTACTGAGCAAAAGGGGACTAAAGTTACGATAAATGCTTCAAAGATGGGGAGTGGGGTTAAACATATTGGCCCCGTTACGTCGTAATGGAAACGGAAAAAAAAGAGAAGTACAGGAAAATTCCTGAGCATAAGATTCTTAAGGCCCAGGGTAAGTCCCATGGAACTGTTATAAAAAATAGGTATAAGACTCCTCGTGGTTTCGGAAATTCCAAGACTACGCTAAAAACGGGGAAATAGATGTTTGAGAAATTACTCAAGTTTCTTCGGGAGGATCAGACGTCTATTTCAGATAAATTAAGCAGTGGTGGTTGTGTCGATTTCTGTGATTATCAGTATAATGTTGGAATAATGAAAGGTCTGGTTATTGCAGAGGAAGAGATTGTTCGCTTGCTGGGAGAGATGGAAGACAATGACTGACGGTGAGTTTGTTGTAGGTCAGGGACGCATGACAAATGTAATATCTGATGATGGCATTAACTCGAAACAGTCAAGTGATAGAATTGAAGACACATTTGACAGCGCTTTCGTGGCACCTGATCAACGTGTTCTCGATCCCACTCTATTGACCAAGACTCTTCTTGAGAGAATTCCCAGCCCTTCGGGGTGGAGAATTCTCATAATGCCGTACCAGGGGAGGGCGGTAACTTCTGGGGGTATTTTCGTTCCAGATAAAACGAGAGAAGATTATGCTTTAGCTACAGTTGTTGGCTATGTGCTTAAAGTCGGTCCTCTCTGTTATACAGACAAGGCAAAGTTTGGTGAGATCCCGTGGTGCAGGGAAAAGGATTGGATAATGATTGGGAGGTATTCTGGTTCTCGCTTTCGGATAGATGGCGGGGAGCTGCGTATTATCAATGACGATGAAGTCCTCGGGGTTATAATTGACCCCGATGACGTTCAGTCGATATAGGAGCAAAACGTCATGGTTGGCGAGATTCAGGAATCAAGTGATGAGGTTGCCAAGTTTTCATTGGATAATGATGGTGAAGTTGTAGATGAGAAAGAAGTAAAAGATTCCCAATCCGAGGAAGCACCCGAAACACAGAAAGATTTCAAATCACAGATCGAAACTTCTCAATCAAAGGAAGTGGATTCGGAGGCAGAACAATACAGCATAAAAGTCCAGGAGAGGATAGATGCTCTTGTTCGTCAGCGTGGAGAGGCCCAAAAAAATGAAGCAATTGCTATCGAAATGGGTCAATACGCTATTGCTGAAAACACGGAACTTAAAAAACGCATTGAAGGTGTTGACTCTGGATATGTTTCTGAAGCTGAAGAAAGAGTAAAAAGTCAGATAGCTCAGACTGAGCAAGCGTTCAAAGTTGCTATTGAAAATGAAGACGTTGATGGACAGTTGGCTGCTACCAGGATGCTTACCAAGCTGGGAGTTGATGAAGAGCGTGTCAAGATAGCCAAACGTAGGATTTTAAACAAACCACCTGTCCAAGATACTCCTCCTCCACAACAGCAGCAGTATCAACCGCCTCCTCCAGTAGCTAGTGACAGAGCTATAGAGTGGGCGGATTCCAATAAATGGTTTAGTAATGACGTTCCAATGACAGAGGCAGCTTATGCATTTGACAATCAGCTAATATCAGAAGGAGTTGACCCGAATAGTGAAGAGTACTACACTAAACTTGATGGACGTCTTATGGAAGCTTTTCCAAGCTTTTATGGGGCAAACACCAGAAATGGTGCGAACGAGGGAAGCGGGAGAAAACCATCACGGGCTGTGGCTCCCGTTGGAAGTCCTCGAAGGCCTGCTGGAACTAAACCAAGAACAGTTACGTTGAATGAACGGGAGCTGGTTATGGCTAAAAAGCTATGTCCATCTACTGATCCGAAAGTGCTTGATAATTTTATCAAGCGCTACGCGAAAGAGAAGGCTGCTTTAGTGGTAGAAAGAGAGGAACTGTCAAATGTCTAAGGTATCTGAGCGGGATAAGCAAAAAGTTTCAGTGTCTTCAAGGAAGACCACTGAACGAAAGGCCGAAACCAGGGAAAAACAGCAGAAGCGCAGGCCCTGGTCTCCACCTTCATTGCTATACGCACCAGATCCACCTGATGGTTATATTCATCGATGGGTCAGGTTTGAAGTCCTTGGCCATACTGACACGAAGAATATGAGTTCTCGTATGCGTGAAGGATTCGAACCTGTTCGCGCAGACGAGTACCCTGGGTTTGATTGCCAGGTTGTGGATCATGGAAGACATTCGGGGATAGTCGCGAATGGAGGATTGATCCTATGCAGGCTTCCCATCGAAACTCAACAGGAAAGAAAATCCTATTTCGAGAATCTTACTGAAGATCAGAATGAAGCTGTTCATAATGATCTTATGGACGAAAACGACAGGCGTATGCCTCTTGACCGTCCTCAGCATGAATCTCGAGTTGTTTTTGGCGGTGGAGTCAGACAGTAAACTTACACAACACACGGAGTACAAGGCAATGGCAAATGTAGATTCTCCTTTTGGTTTCAGACCCGTCAGAACTCTTGGCGGACAATTTAGTGGTGCAGTGAACATGCACCTTGTTGCAGATAACCTGAATGTTGCGAACGGAAATAGCGGCATGTTCACTGGTGATATCGTCATCCCGGTAGCGGGTGGCGGAATTGATGGTGTTGGCGCAGCTCCTACCGCTGACGTGTTAGGTGTCTTCGATGGGTGTGAATACACTGATCCGACTTCGGGTAAGTACACCTACAGGGCGTATTACCCCGATACCACAAATATTACGGTTGGTTTGATCAGGGCCTGGGTTATTGATGATCCGACGGATGGCAATACATCTGACGGCCAGTCGAAATTTGAACTGGACTACAGTGAGGCTGCAACAACTAGTACGGATCCGATTAAGGCAATTGGTCGTTCAACAGACGAAGACAACAGCGACACCAGCGCTGCTAATGGCAACGTGTATGTGATCATCAATCAGCATACGTACAAAAGTGTCGGTACTGTCGGGATCTAAGTTTTAAAAGGAATTTGAATTATGGCGATTAACAGAGCGCAGTTGGCCGCAGAGCTTGAGCCTGGTCTCAACGCTTTGTTTGGTCTTGAGTATGATAGATACGACCAGGAGTGGAAGGAAATCTTTACGGAAGAAAGTTCCGAGAGAGCCTTCGAAGAAGAGGTGTACATGACCGGATTCGGTAACGCTTCGGTCAAGTTTGAAGGGCAGGGCGTCAATTACGATAAAGCCGAGGAAGACTATACCTCGCGATATACGCATGAGACGATTGCTATTGCGTTTGCGCTTACCGAGGAAGCGATGGAGGACAACCTCTATGATTCAATCGCTACCAGGTACACGAAAGCGATGGCGAGAAGTATGTCCCATACCAAGAATGTTAAGGGTTCTAACGTGCTTAACAGGGGTTTCAATAGTTCCTATCTTGGTGGTGATGGTATCCAGTTGCTTGCAACTACGCATACTCTCAAGGGTGGCGGAACTTGGCGCAACATACCTTCGACTTCTACTGACTTGAATGAGACCAGCTTAGAGAATGCCGTGATCGATGTTTCATTGTTCACGGATAATCGTTCCCTGAAGTTGGCCATTCAGCTTAAGAAGTTGGTTGTTCATCCGAATGACCAGTTCACCGCTGACAGGCTCCTGTTCTCTGCTGGCCGTGTCGATATGGCCAATAACGACATCAACAGCATTAATCATCAGGGCGTAGTCCCTGATGGTTTCGTGGTCAACCATTTCCTGACTGACACTGACGCATGGTTTGCGCTTACCGATGCCCCGAACGGGATGAAGGTATTCTCGCGTACTCCATTGCAGACAAAGATGGAAGGAGATTTCGACACGGGTAACATGCGTTATAAGTGCCGTGAGCGTTACGTTTTTGGTTGGAGCGATCCCAGGTCGATTTACGGATCTCCTGGAGCGTGAGCCGACTGAAAGGGTCGGCAGGCAGGCCCGTAAGACCGACCCTTTCTTTATGTTTTTATGGGTAAGTTCAGGTTTGATTCCTGAAAGCAAATAGGTGGAAAACCCTATGTGTTCCTGGTAAAGGAGAAATAGAATGGGTTACACAAATTTTCCAAACGGGATAACAAGCTTTGGTGTTCCTGTTCTTGGTGGTGGAGAGATCACTACGACAGGAAATATTAGATTTGTTGGTTCTACCAGAAGCGGATCTTCCAATGGCAACTCAGGGAAAGACCCTGAACATGCATGGAATACGATGGATTACGCAGTTGGTAAAATGACTGCAAACAATGGTGACATTGTTGTTGTCTGTCCGGGCCATGTGGAAACTGTCACGGCTGCTGCTGGCCTTGCTATCGATGTCGCAGGCATTACTTTTGTTGGCTTGGGGCATGGCGACAACAGACCGCAGATTAACTTTACTACGGCTGTTGGTGCTGACATGGATATTGATTCAGCGGATACCAAGATGTCTAATTTCAGGTTCACGGGTGGAGTTGACGCTCTTACCGGACCTATCGACATCAACGCTGCCAGATGTTCCTTGATCAACATCGAAACCAGAGATGTCACGGGTCAATGCACCGACTTTATCGCTACTGACGCCAATGCAGATGATCTGCTGATTTCTGGATGGAAGCATTACGGATCGGCTTCTGCCGGTGCAGAAACTGCGATGACTATTATTGGCGGTGATAACATCACTGTCGAGAACTTCTGGATTGATGGCAACTTTGGTACTGCCTGCATAGAGAATGTGACTACCGCTGCCGTTAACTTAACTGTTGGTGGTGGGTACGTTGAAAACTATGCCAGAACCAGAAATGCGGACGATGTAATTTTCACTGCCGTTGCAACGACAACTGGAAATGTGGGACCAAATATTAGCGCAAGAATCGCGGATAATGCGGCCAATGTTACTGAAGCATTTGTTGGGGCTGACATGCAGTTCTTCCAGCCGATTCGGATTGTGAACCTTGATGGCGAGTCTAGCATTGAGACGAACATCACTGCTTCGACTGACGCTTAGGAATATTTCAATACCGATTTATGAGTATGAATGTGAAGCCTGTGGATCGGAATTGGAGAGTTTTGAGATGGTTCCGCATAATACCCCTCCCGTTTGTGGATGCAGGCGGGAGGGGATGAGAAAATTAATTTCTTCTAGTGCTATCAATATGGGAGTTCTCTTTCTTGGAACCAGGGAACATAAAGCTAAGGTGAGGGAAATTTTAAAAGGTACGTCTCCTTGCGTATGAGGCTTGAGTAAATGCCCTTGTATGAATATGAGTGTAAAAATTGTGGTGAAGATATTGAACGATATGAACATCATATTAATTTAATGTCCCCACCTCAATGCTTATGTGGCTCAACAATGAAAAAGAAAATGTCTTCATCTAGTTTTCAGTTTTTTGGTGACGGAGTGTACGCAACCTCAAAACATGGAAACCAAAGGCACAATCGGTGGGGGAGAGGAAGAGATTCCCATGGCACATTGAATAAAATGGACAGCCTTGGGAAGGAGTATTCAAAATACCCTGACATTACAAAGGATTGATCATGGCTGATGCTGTTACTTCCCAAACAATTCAAGATGGTTCAAGAAAAGCTGTAATGCATTTTACGAATGTATCAGATGGGAACGGAGAAGCTGCTGTCAAAAAAGTAGATGTGTCTGCTTTTTCTAATTTTGGTCCACTTTCAAATGGGGATGCCTGTAACGAAGTTCGTATCTTTAAAATCAAGTATGCGACTTCTGGTATGGCTGTTCGACTTTTGTGGGATGCGGATACTGATGTTGTTGCGTGGGAATGCCCGTCCGACGAATCAAATGAAGTTGATTTTTCTGATATTGGTGGTTTGAAGAATACGCAAGCAACTGGATTTACTGGCGACATAATGTTTACTACTATAGGACATTCCAACACTGACTGGTATTCTGTAACTTTGCTTCTCGATAAAAAATATAATTAGGAGCTAGTCGTGGCTACAAAGAAGACCAAGAAAGTTAGATCCAGGATGAGACAGCCTTTGATGGATTATAAGACTCAGGCTGCAATGCGTGGCCAGGCCACCAAATACAGGAAACCTCCGCAGTTGTCTAAGAAAAAAGTTTCGGGTTATCCGAAAGCTGTTTCGAGAGCTAAGAAAAGTAAGTACGGAAAATCTGGCGGTATTGATATTACAGCTCTTGCCAAAATGCTTGGGAAGTTTTAATCATGGCGACTTCGGGTCAGATTTCATTCCAACCAAATGCTACTGAAGTGGCCGAGGAGGCATTTGAAAGGTGTGGGCTTGAACTGGCAACTGGTTATGACAATGAAACAGCACGTAGATCCATGAATTATATTTTAACTCGATGGGCGAATAAGGGGATTAATCTTTGGGCAGTATCGCAGAGAAGACTTGAGCTGGTAGCCAGCCAGGCCTCTTACTCTCTTTCTTCTGATATTATAGATATTATAACTGCGGTAATACTTGATACTACAAGCGATACCGATATAAATATTACAAGAATAAGTAGAGAGGAATTTCTTAATATACCGAACAAGACAAGCACGGGCAGACCTAGCCAATGGTATCTTGAGAGAGGAGCTGATCATCCTGTTCTTAATTTATGGTTAACTCCAGACTTGACTACATGGACGTTCAAGTACAACGCCATGACAAGATTGTACGATATCGGGAACGCGAGGCATGATCCTCATATGCCATTCAGGTTTTATGAAGCTTTTGTTGCTGGAGTAGCCTTTAGTATTGCACTTAAAAGGCCTCAGGTTACTACCGAAAGAGTGATGCTTCTTAAAGCTTATTACGATGAATGTTTTGCTGAAGCTGCCGCAGAAGACAGGGATAGAGCCCCACTTACAATTATTCCTGATGTGTCTACTTATTTTAGGGTTTAGTCATGGCCTTTGCGACAGGCAGGCATGCATTAGCTATATGCGACAGATGCGGATGGGAGTATAAACATTCTGAATTAATTGAGGAATGGAATGGTTTAATGACCTGTACGGAATGTCATGAAGAAAAGCATCCTCAGTTATTTCCTAGAAGGCATTTGTCGGATTCGGAAGCCTTGAAAGATCCAAGGCCTGCTCGGAAAGAAGCTGTTGTTTTTTCTGTTGGAGGTGTTGGCTGGTCCGGGGAAGATAAAAAAGATTTAACTTTCAAGTTTGAGATAGGGAAGATTACGGTGTCAATCTCATGAACTATATAGACTTGAGGGATCAAATTCAGGATGAACTTGAGAATACAGAAACTGTATTCGTTAGCAATATTGACAGATTTATAAGGATTGTTGAAGAAAGAATCTTCGAAGAGCTTGAGCTAAATGTCTTTCAGAAAACTGCCACCGCTACATTCACGGCAGGGACAAGATTTCTTACCTTGCCTGATGATTACCTGAACATTATTTCCGTAGCCGTTGAAGTTGATGGTGACTACAGGTATCTACTGAAGAAGCATCCGTCGTTCATGAACGATTACTCTATAGACCCAGATGATGCCACTTTAAGGGATGTTCCGAAATATTACGCTGATCATGATGCCAGACTACAGACATCGACATCTGCTGGCAGCACATTAGTGGTGTCACCAAATCCTGATTTAGCATATACGGTGGAATTAAATTATTATTTCAGGCCTGAATCAATTACTGATCATAATTTTTTCAGGTCTGTCACGTTGGGCTCCAATCCCTTGACTACCAGTTCGGCCGGGTCGAATGTGATCACCGTGGCGGACACGTCTCATGGCGCTGATAATGCTAGTACAGTAACATTGGCTTCCGCTAGCACAACTGATGGAATTTCAGCTGATGCGATTAATACGACTCATGAGATTAATGAAGTATCATCAAATGCTTATAAAATTACAGTGAATTCTACATCTACTTCTACAATAACTGGAGCTAGCTCAGGCTCTACAGCGGGGGGAGGATCGTCCGTAACGGCTATATACATGAAAGGTGGTAATAGTTGGATAGGTACGTATGCAGAGTCTGCTCTTCTTTATGGATGTCTTGCTGAAGGATATTCATTCATGAGAGGCGAGACTGGACAACTTCAGTATTACGAGCAAAGATACCAGGCTGAAGTGGCTAGGATCAGGGTTCGGTATAGTGGGCGCGGAAGACAGGATGAGCACCGTCATGGTAATCTGATGGTAGAGGTTCAGTAATGCCTACGATAGCTGATGCAATATGTGTAACTTTTAAAGATGAATGTCTTGGTGGGACTCATGATCTTGACACATCTGGGGACACGCTTAAAATTGCGCTTATAAAATCATTGACTTCACTAACAACTGATTCATTTGGCGAAGATACGACGAACTACTCTGACTTGACCAATAATAGCAACGAGGCATCAGGTACTGGGTACACAGCTGGAGGATCAACTCTATCTGGTCAGGTAGTTTCTAACTCAAATGGAGTCGCTTATGTAGATTTCACTGATGTTAGCTGGACAATCTCAGGATCTATTACAGCTGGCGGAGCGTTGATTTATAATTCTTCTCAAGGCAATAAGGCTATAGCGGTTATAAATTTTGGGGGTGATCAGTCTGCACTGGATCAAACATTGACTGTCGTGTTCCCTGACGCAAGCGCCTTCAAAGCAATCATAAGGGCAAGCTAATGGCAGCTCCAGCGACATCATGGACAGAACTTTCTGTATCAATAGCGATTACGTGGACGGAACTTTCCGTGTCTGTAGTAACAACATGGACCGTTATTCCTTAAGGGATTAGGTTATGGCTTCTTCGTATTCAACGAATGGACTTGAACTTATAACTACTGGCGAACAATCTGGAACCTGGGGAACAACCACGAACACGAATCTCAGTATGATTGAAGAAATGGTCA